CGCTCGTCTTCAGTGCTTCCGCGAGCACGTCCTCCAGGGCGTCTCGCTCGTCACGCTCAGGGGCAGCCCGGGGGGTGGGCTGCATGGCGGCGATGGCGACACGAGCGAGCATCCATTGCTTACCAATCGACTCATTGGTGTGCATGCTGTTCCAGTGGGCAGACAGGGCTTTCGCCACCCGCTCCACCTGCTCGTCGTTGGTCATGATGCAGCCCGTCCTGATCGTTGAATGAACCTGGCCCACTCGCGAACGTATTCGAGCGTCCAACCGTAGCCAGGTAGATGATGAATCACCGTTCTGGGGGCTAAGCCCACCGTTCGAGCAGCGTCCGCATATGAGCACCCGTCAACGAGCAGTGTGTGCGCCCGACTCATCTGCGCCTCGGTCACTGGCATGGGTACCGGTTGAGCGATACCGATGGCAGCCCTGTCGCGGCCAACTGTGCGTGTTGTGACACCCAGCGCAACCGCGATATGGCGCGCCGTGCGCCTCTGTCGCGTCATGGCGGCGACACGTTCGCGCCGTTCCTCGATGTCTACGTTCATGCTTCGACCCCCGCACGACTCGCAACAGCGCCACTGTCCACCATGATCAGCGAAGCGAGATCAAACATGTCGTCACGCTGCCGCTTAGTGAACAGATCAGCCTCGAAACCGTACAGGTCGACGACCGTCTTGCCAGTCTCTTTGTGGGTGATCTTGTGTGCCTTGCCGTAGCAGTCGTACACCCAAGCGCTCAACTCTCCGCCGGGAAGCCTGATCTTGCAGATCGTTAGCATGCTGTTCATGGATACGTCTCCTGCCGTTGCCGCTTTTCGTGTGTGACGTTCACTGTTGGTTCACGTTCACCGTTGATTGCTTCCCAGATGAACTGACGTCGTCGAGTTTCTGCGTAACGCGCCTCGTCTTCGAGTCGTCCAATCGCGGCGTTGTGTCGCAGTGCGTCGTCGATCATCGTCTGCCCTTTGGGTGTGATCTTGTACGCTGCGCCCGTCTTCGAGTAGGCCGGGTGAGCGAGTCCTTCGAGCGCCAGTTCTTCGACGGTTGGAACGTGTGTTCGATCGTTGCTCACAGTTAACCTCTCCCGTTTAGCACCTTGACGATCGACAGCATCACGACCTCCGCTTCATTCGCTTGATCTCGCGCACGACGACCTCTGAGGGGATGCTGCTCGTGAAGTCGTGGGCCTCGGCTTCCATAAACTTTTTGAAGCGTCGCAGTTCGAGCAGTTCGCTGTCGTGCACACTTTTGTAGATCGCCCAGCCTGCGGCGAGAGTGACGAACAGCGCGACGGCTAAGAGCAGTGCTGCGGCGGTGATGCCGATGATGTTGAGCGCCGACATGGGAGTGATCTCCTTTTTATAGTGAGGTTGCAGCGCGTCCGCGCCCTGGTCGATCTTCAAGCCACTGGTCGATCGTCTTCGGCTTCCACACGGGGGAGCGTCCGAACTGCTGGTCAGATAGGGGAAGGTCGCCACGCTTCGAGTTGCCTTCGCGACGATTGCGTGATGCTCGTTGGTGGTAGACCCGCATACTTGCGTAACCGACGCCGATACGATTCGCGACCTCTTCGAGTGTAAGAAACTTTGTGTCTGTCATGTGAACATTGTAGCAGTGGCGGGGCACCCTTGCCGAGCACCCCGCCTAGTGTGGCTACGCCCCCTTGGTCATGAGTGCGAACGCGCTGTGCTTCAGCGTCTCGACTGGCTTCGAGGTGACCGCGCGTTGTGCTCGCAGTGCGTCTCTGTCGCCGTCGCCGCGTACGTTCATGAAGTGGTCGACGTACTCGGTCACAGCCTGGTAGCCGCCCCAGCGGGTGTTCTTGACGCCCTGCATCGTGTCGCCGTTCTCGTCCCAGAGACGCTTCACCCCGTCGACGTGCTCGCGTCCCACGTTCTCGGCGCGCTTGCTCTTCGCCTGTGGGTCGATGAACAGCGACTCGATCATCTTGCCAAACGTGACGTCCGTGAGGCTCTTCGCGATCATGCGGTCAGCCTCGACCTGGAATGCGTCGAGGTAGTCGAACGTTAGACCCAGTGCCTCGCGAGCCTCTTGGATTGCTCCGGTCGCGCCCTTGACGTGACGAATCTTGAATGACGACTTTGCTTTGCCCAATGCGGCTGCGAGAGTGTTCGCGCAGACGACCCGAACTGGGGACACGATGAACTGAAACGATGCGGTGCCATCGTGTGCGTTTGACGCGATCAGGTACTGGTCGATGGCGTCCTCGCCGCCGATCTTCATGCTGCCGGGTAGGCGCATCGTCATGAACGTCTGCTTGCCGCCGCGCAGTGCGCCAGCGGTTTCGAAGTGTGCGCCGCTCTCGTCGACGATTGCGTTCAGCAGCGAAGCGTGTGCCTCGTTTTGGATGGGTGTGTACGACGAGCCGACGACGCCCAGATATTCGGTGGCGCTGGTGATCGGGTTTGTGTAGACGGTCGCCCAGCGGTTCGGCACGGCGATCGTGGTCTCGTTCTCGTGTGCGGTGAGGTTAATCTTGCGTACGTCCCAGTTGGCTAGGTGTGATGCGCTGAGCGCCTGCTCTGCGGTCATCGTGTCGTCGAGCACGGTGCCCAGGCGGTGCCATGCGTGAACTCGGGCTGAGGCGAATGTGTGAACTCCGGTGGCGAGTTCTGCGATTTCTGCTGGCATGATTTGCTCCTTTGATGGTGGGCGGTGTTGCCCTGTTGTGCTTGCGTTACGTGAACATCATAAGGCGATTCAGGTGGCTAACGCAAACCCGCGATCGCTCGGCGTGTCCCTCGCTGTGAGCGTCGCAGATCGTCGCAGTGCGTAATCATGCACGCGAGCGCTGCAAACCCGCCACGACGAGGGACAGCCACGTTCTGCCCTACTTGAAGCAGTCGACAGCAGCGGCCAGCGCAACACCGCACGCCGAAACTAACCCCTGCGAGTAGGCGGCATGTACTCAAACGAACGCACAGCAAGACGACGCGACGACAGATTTGCCTGAGCCATGATGCTTTTCGACGACGTGCCGACGCCCTTTGCGCGCCCCGTCGAGCGCCAGCGTGAAGAGCGCGCACTCATAGCGATCATGCCGGGGTGAGCAACAACCAACCGCAAACGATAATCGCGCTCGAACAGATACTGACCCAGCCAGTCCTGCAAACGACCCGCGATGCCCAAACCCTGATAATCGGGCAGCACCACGAGACGATGCACGGTTTTGATGTTGCGAGTCTTCGCGTGAGGAAAGTGCAGATAGGACGTGAACGCGACGGGCTGGCCGTCGATGTACGCAGCGAAACACTGGGCGCTATTGCTCAGCGTCGCGCTCATATAGTGATGCGGTGCAAACACTCGCCAGAGGGTGCGAGAGGCCGGAAAGATTTCGAGGTCGACACGTGGGTGGGGTTGAACCGACCTCCACGTGAACTCACGAGCGGTCACGTCGTATATCCAGTCCGGCTGAAGCCAGTCCTCAACGTCGTAGTGGCACGTTACTGCGATGAACTTTGAGTTAGAGCGTCTGATCGTTTTCTGCACAGCATGCGAAGCGATCTTCGCCACCTGACGATCGACTACTGAGGTGAACTCGTCGATCACGATGGGGTCGCCGCCCTCGATGATCGAGCGCGCCATGTTCGCACGAAACTGCTCACCATTCGACAGCACGGAATACGGGCGCAGCCATGCGGGAACAGTGCCCAACCCGACAGCAGTGAGCGCCCCTGTGATCTCAGAGATGGGCGTGTCCTTCGGGAACGCTTCGATCAGAGCACCGTCGCCCCAGTCGTGCCCCTCAGTGACACGATCACCCCAGAGATCGCGTGCCAGTACGCTTTTGCCGCTGCCTGACGCGCCCACGATCAAACCCACGTTCCAGTTCTTCGACTCGATGGGCAGATCGTGTGTCCACTGAATCGTCTGCGTACCGTCGACCTCATAGTCAAACATGCCTGCGATCTGCATCGCGCGAGGCGTGCGCTTGACGTCTAAGCGCAGCGAGATGTCGGCCCTCATGAGAGCGACCGCACGTTTAGACCCTCTTCGAGGAACCGTTCGAGCAGCGCCATCTGCTGCTTTTCGTTGTCACAGTCAACGACGATGCCGAACGTCGTTGGGTTGTCCTCGACCTCTGCGTCGCCTTCCTCGCTGGGTGTGTCGTCGAGTGCGTCGAGCAGATCGCTCAGAGCCTCGTCGTCGTAACCCGTTCCAGTGAAGTCACCCTCGAACGACTTCAGCAGATCAATCAGAGCGTCGTCGTTGTACCCGGCAAGATCGCCAGCGCGGTTCAGAACGGCCAACTCGCGTCGAGCCTGAGCGTCGTCGATGTCGCGCCAGACCACCTCGATCGTCTCCCAACCCAGTGAGCGCGCCGCCTTAACGGTGTGATTGCCGCCGACGATGTGCCGAGTGCTGCGCTGCACAACGATGGGCGCGATCTGTCCGTTCGCGAACAGAGACTCGGCGATGACATCGACGTCCCCCTTGCGCGGGTTGTCTGGATGAAACTTCAGCGTCTGAATGTCGACGCTCTCGATGTCGGTCATCATGCCTCCGTGAAACGTTAAGGGCGNGGCGCGCCGCCTCACTCCCACGAGCGCGCGCCCCGCCACATTTAGCGTCAGAGTGTATCTCTGATGTGTGCGAGCCTACCTCAGAACAGATGTCCTTCAGAAGGGCGGTTCGTCTGAGGCCGGGGAAGCCCACGGGTCGCTCTGCTGGGTTGGCTGACCCTGCTGGGTTGGCTGACCCTCAGTGAAGCCTGCGCTGCCAGTGTTCGCGCGCTGCTTGCGCTCGACCTTCGCAGTGGCGTACTTCAGCGACGGGCCGATCTCGTCGACCTGCATCTCGACCACGGTGCGCTTTTCGCCGTTCGTCTCCCACGAACGCTGCACCACATTGCCGGTCACGACAACGCGCATGCCCTTTGTCAGCGACTCGGCAACATTCTCCGCCTGCTCGCGCCACAAGGAGCCACGAAGAAACAGCGTCTCACCGTCCTTCCATTCGTTCGACTGACGATCGAACATGCGCGGCGTGCTCGCCACAGTGAAGTTGACGACGGCTGCGCCCGAACTGATGAACTTCAGTTCAGGGTCGCCGGTCAGATTGCCGACAATTGTGATCTTGGTTTCGCCGCTCATTTTTGTTCTCCCTTGCTATGACGCTGACCGATGATTCGATCAGCGATATTCGTGATCGTGGCGAGTTCGCCCGCAATCGTGGTCTCTTGAATAATGACGCTCAGACGATTGATCGGGTCGCCACTCTTCGGGATGCGTCGCATGTCTGGCCCGACGACCATGCTGTCACGATCGTCCGACACGAGTCTGCTCTGCACCAGACCATCGACGATCGCTTTGCCGGTCTGCACGTAGTTTCCTGAGTCGCGCACCCTGCGATCGTTCCAGTACAGGCACACAATGATGCGCACTGGTGTCGTCATGACGCCGCGCCTGCTGCGGACGACCGCGCCCATCATGCGACCCCAGTTCTTCCAGTCCTTGCGTGCGTCGTCGTCCTTTGCCCAGTGTCCGCGACGGTTCATGTTCAGCAGCGGCACGCCATGAATCGTTCTACTGAATCCCTCGACTCTGTCGCTGGTCATCGCTTCGCCCACTTCAGACCCAGCACAATATTGCGCACATGCGAGGGCGTAACGTTGTGTTCGCGTGCGAGCGCGGCGAACGTTTCGAGTGCAGCGCGTCGTCGAATATTCAGCACCTGATCAAACGTCAGCCGAGCGTTCGGGTGGCGCTCTCCACTGGGGCATCGGCCACGCTTGACCTTGTCTAGCATGTTGTCCAACTGGGTGCCGAGTTCCATGTGCTTTGCGTTGACGCAAAGCGGCGTATCGCACTTGTGTCGAACCGCCTTGCCACCAGGTATCGCGCCGTTCTCGATCACGTATGCCACACGATGCGCGCCGACAGTCTTACTGCCCACCCTGATCTTGCCGTAACCGCCGCTGTCGGTGCTGCCATGCCAGACGCGACAGCCGAGATCGTTAATCTCGCTGAGCGCTAGCAGACGTTCGAGCACCGTGCCTCTCACGACAGCGCCGCCATGACGCGTGCGATGACACGCGACGAGTGAAACGTCGAGCGCGGCAGCCAGCGCTTCGCAAACGTCCGCAGCGCTGCCGTATTGTCGCCCAGCACTGGTCGCAGCGTGAGCGCGTAGACGTCTGCCAGATCGTCTAATTCGTGCTCTGCTGCACGTGCCTGGGCCGTTGCGCCGCGCAGCATCAGAGCCAGTTCCTCGCGCTCTTGCCGCGCCTTGACCAGGTCGACTCTGAGCCGCAGCGTGTCGTTGCTGGCGCGTTCAAGTTTCTGACGTGTCATCTGCCAACCCTCACGTGCGGCGTCGCGCTCGCGTTTGATCTTGCGACTGATTTCCACGGCCTCACTTGTGAGCCGAGTCTGCATTTCGAACGCGTGTCGCAGTTCTGCGATCTCGTCACGCTGGCGGCGGCTCATGATGCGTCACCCCTCGTCGTCATGAACGCCGCCGTGATCAGCATCGCGCTCGCGAAGATCACTGCGCCGAAGCCTGCGCCGTTCAGCACCTGCCAGACGAGCAACATGCCTGCGACGAGACACGAGAGCGCGATGATCTTCGCGCGCCGCTCGCTCATGATTCGACCGTCTCGATCTTGACGTCGCCGCACCGGGGGCAGAACATCTGCTCGATGCCGTTGATCGTCCAGCCGCCGTGACCGCGTTCGCGACATTTGCGCACGTGCGCTTCGGTGACGACTTCATTGTGGGCTGCTGGCATGTCAATCATGGGAGTGATTCGCTTCCTCTAGTTGGTTTGTATACACAACAGTAGCATCATTCGGCCCACGGCGCATCTGACACACGCGCATAATGACCTTCCCACATCAGCGTGAACTTCCCCGTCGAGCCATGACGATTCTTCGCCACGATCACATCGAGATTGTCGGTGGGCGTCCCAGCCAGTTCATCGAACTCGCGCGTCAGCAGCAGCACAACATCGGCATCCTGTTCGATCGAGCCAGACTCGCGCAGATCGGCGAGCGTGGGCGGCCGCTTATTGCTCTCACTCTCACGATTCAACTGCGCCAGCGCTATGACGGGCACGTTGAAGTCGCGGGCCATGATCTTCAGCGCTCGCGAAATCTCAGTGACCTGCTCCCAGCGTGCCCTCTTCGAGTCCGTCGCCTTAATCAACTGAAGATAGTCGACGACGATCGCAGACATTCTGCCCTTGCGTGCCACGCTTCGAGCATGCGCTGATCTGAGCGATCGACGTGCCCGAACGGTCATCGACGAACAGCGGCATATCGCGCAGCGACTGAGCATGGCGTGCCACACTCTCCCAATCGTGTTTCGAGAGACTATGGCGAGTCAGTTGTGTCATGTGAACGCTGCCCTTCAGCGCCAGCATGCGATGCGTCAGTTCCTCGCGCGGCATCTCTAACGAAGACAGCGCAACGTTTCCCCACTTCGAGACGTGCATCGCAGCCTGTAGCCCGATGATCGACTTGCCCGCCCCAGGTCGAGCGCCCACGACGTACAGGGCACCCGGTTTGAAGCCGTTGATCATGTCATTTGCCGCACGCCAGGGCGTCGGCAGATACTCGGGTGCGGTCGACAGCGCATCGATCACAGAGTCGATGTCGTCGCCGATGATGGTCGCCTCGGTAAGATCGTCAGCCACCGCCTCGTCAACGCGAGCGCGAGCGACCTCGATCAGCGCTGCCGCGTCCGTTTCCTCGCTCGCTGCAAGGGATGCGATCTTAGTGCCTGCCTCGACCAGTCGACGCTTGACAGCGTCCCTGCGCATGATCTTGGCATAGTAGGGCGCGCTCGCCGCGTTCGGCACGTCGCTGATCATGTCGTGCAACGTGATCGCGCCGCCGATCATCGTAAGATCACTGCGATGATCATCGTCCGTCTCGCGAGTCTTGCGCTTCGACATGCGTTCAGCGACGGCGATCGGGTCGACGGGTGCGCCATCGTTCGCCAGCGACATGATCGCTGTGAACGTTATCCGATTGCGCCACTCGGCAAAGTCGCGGTCGTTGATCAGTTCGCTAACGTCAGCGAGCGCGCTCTTCGAAAGCATCATGCCGCCGAGAACTGCGCCCTCGCGTTCCTGAGTGTCCATCAGTTGATCTCCTTCAGCGAAGCGACCCACTCTGGGTCATGCTTTTGTTCGTTCCATTTCTCGATCGTAACGCCACGAGCGGTCAGCCACGCGTTCATGCGCTGCTGCGATTCGTTGCTCGCTGTCGCAACACTAGACTGCCATCCGCGATCTTCAGCGAAGCGTTGAGAGTTCATCAACCATGTCATGAATGCTCGACGCCAGTCGATCTTCACCGCGTTTCGCCCAGACGAACTGAGCCAGTAATTCACGAACTGTTCCCGTTCTCGCTCGACGTTAGCAGCAGGTGCTTTTTCTGATGCGTACTTGCGCAGATCGTCGTCGACCTTGAAGGTGTCGCTGATGCGCGAGCCGCGCTTTTTCGGCTTGCGCGTAACAGTAGTTGTATCTGTATCTGTATCTGTATGGTTGAACGCTTCGCTAGCGGTTCGCATGCGATTCGTAGAACCCGCTGGTAGATCGCTTGCCGAGTCGTCAACTTTGGCAACAGAATCCGCTTGTAGGGTACCCTGCACCTGTAGGGTACCCTGCACTTTTTGATGACGCGCAGCCGCTGCTTTTCGACCCGCAGCCGAGTACCTTTCGATCTGCTCGCGCGTCGTCTGATGCTCCGCATAGTCATGAATAACGACGTCGTCGCCATCGTATTCGAGAGACGCTGGCGAGCCATTCGTCGTCAGTTCTTTGAGCGCTTCGGGCGTAAACTTTTTGCGCAGCATCGACGCAGGAATGCGCCCATCCGTCATGACGCGCCGCGACCACAGCAACGCTTCAATCAGTTGCCTAAACGCTGCATCGCTGAGCGGTGCGATCTTCGGATGCTCGTCGAAATCATGAGACAGTCGCGCATACAGTCGGCCGTCGCTAGTCATGAGATCACGCCCAACGCGATCAGTGATTTAGTTGCCTGTTCGGGAGTGATCATGGTTCGATCTCCGTTCGTTTCGAGATGCGCCCACTGGCGCAGATGTTCAAGATAGATTGGCGTCGCGACGGCGTCGGCATATGCGCTCACGATAAGCCCAAGTTCGCGAGCAGCGCGGGGGTTCGCATGCGCCCAACCGTGGCATCCCGTCGTGCCAGAACCGCACAGCAGCACGAGATTCGCCGCGCCGTGGTCGCCGAGTCTTCGACCTTGCCGATGATGTCGAGAGCCGGGAGAGACGTGCAGGCTCATGCCGCATTTAACGCACGCTTCAGCATCACGTCGGTCGACGAGCCTGCACGTCTCTTTAGTTGGTGTCTTAGCCACTGCCCGCTGCCCCAAACATTCCGTTAACGCTGCGTGCGATCGACTGATAAGCGCTCAGTTCTAGTTCGAGTGCGCGAGACTGGGTTGCCGCGTACTTCCAAACGACCTCACCTGTGTCGCGAGCCTCGCGCTCGATCTGAGTCGCAAGTTCGGCGGCGTACCTCTTCGCATGTGCTGCGCCACTGTGGCGCATGTACGCCTGAGCAAACGCACGATCGTATTCGCGTTCCAGTCGTCTGAACTCGGCCAGCGACTCAGAGACTGAGCGCACACCTTTAGCGATCTCGTTGGCTATCTCTCTGATCGCCTTCTCGACCTGTACCGGGTTGACTGGTTCAGACGACTGGCCGCGGACGGCGTCGCTCATTGTTCGGGCGGCTTGTCTGACTTGATCTTAGTGTTTCGCTTCGGCGGCTTTGGCGGGGAGCATTTCGAGCATCCATTGCCAGGCCGCTTCGACTCAGTTGGGTCACTGAGCAGTCGCACCGCGTTGCCGCACTTCGATAGTCGTAGACCCTTGCGAAATTGGTGTGCCCCGCTGTTGTGAACTTGCACCCATTCGATCTTCGAGTTGATCATCTTATTCACCTCCCTGCGTGCTGTCGTCGAGCGTCTGAGGCTCGTCGTCTTCTACGATCTCAGCGTCTACGATCTCTTCGCCGTTCGACTCGCTGTTAGTGGCAGACTTTTCTGCTTCGAGCAGTGCCAAACCCTGATCGGTGATGTGCTCGTGAACCGCTTTGATCTGATCGTTGTAATCAACCGGCAGNTCGAGCACGCCCGCGTCGCGTGCTTCGGCGTACAGAGTGCGAGCCTCGGCGCTGCTCGCGATCAGAGCAACATCTGCCGCCCAGTCACGAGAATCGCTGACAGCGTCTGTGGCGCTCTGAACGGGCGCGGACGTGTTAGCAGTCGCGGGAGCAGCCTGCTCGCGGGATTCGCCCGTTTCCCGTTGGCTCTGCTGCACGTCAACACTCTGCGCCTCGATGACGACACCATTGCCGTCGACGTTCGCGCCCAACTCTTCAGGTGTGTAAACGCTGCCCATCATCACATCAGTCGCACCTTCCATGCAGACCTCAGAGATCGCGCGAGCCTTACACAACGCTTCCGTGTACGACTGCCACGGCATCGGCTTGCCACCGTTTGAAAGCGCACGCACCACCCACAGTTTCGTGCTGTCGTTGATCGCGTACGAGCACAGGCCTGCACGCTGCGCACGATGCGGCGTCCACGACGCGACGAACGGATGATTATCGTCGTCGAGACGCACGAGCGTCGCGATCGCCTTGAAGTCGCCGTCCTCGATCGTGCCCTCGGTCGTGACGCGCAGTTTGTGACCCTTGCCGCGTACGAGCGCAGACATCAGCGCTGGCGGGATGCTCACCTTGCCGTCGATGATGTTGATATTGTTCACGCCGACGATCGGGTGTAGCCCTAGCATCGTGGCGTGCTCCATGATCAGCATCACCTTGCCGGGGTTGACGTTTCGACCATCGCGCAGTCCTGCTGGCACAAGATCGCCAGCCTCGGCGATTGCCATTGCGTAGCGGTGACGTTCGTCAAGTGACGACGTCGCGTATCCCTGAACTTCAGTTCCCATCATGTTCTCCTGTTTCGGTTGATTACTTGGTTTTCTTGGCGGTGACAGTCAGTTTGCCTTTGCCTACGATCTCGGTCGTCGTCGAGAACCGCGTCTGCACTGCAAACATACGCTCAGCCGCGTCGTCGTATCCTGCACGAACCCTCTTCAATGCAGTCTCAGCCTTCACCACACGCTCATTAGCGCGATCAACTGCCTGCTGAGACTTAGTCACACGCGCCTGCTGTGCGGCGCTGCCAGACGCAAGCAAATCGGCGTCCAGTTCAGTGTTCGACGTGACACTGTGACGCCATGTGATCTTCGCCTCGTCATTCTCGGCCTCAGCATCATCGTCAACCTTGCCGAAACGAGCCTGCAATTTGTCCCAGTTCTTTTTCTTCAGCGCTGCGCCGATCTTTTCGTCAGCGAGTCCCTGCAAATATCCGTGAATCAGATCAGCCGTTTCAGAGTCGATCTCGGAGACGGGTGCCAAACCCTCGACGCGAGCCTGTTCGACACGCTTGATCAGCGAGTCAGCCGCCACGATCAGTTTCGTGATGCGTCGGTTGTTGCGCTCAACCCAGACCGCGACCAGCGGAAGCGGCGTCGGCTTATTGTCGACCCAATCGTCCTTGTGCTGCTCGAACACGAACAGGCAGCGATCAGCGCCCATAACGAACATCTGCCACTGCATCTGATCGTAATAGCCTGACGCCCAAAATTTGCTTCGACTGTTCTCCAGCAGATCGTTCGCGACGTCTACGCTCAGTGTCGCGTGGCCGCTCTCGGGTCGCGCTGTGTCGAGCGGGAAGAGGTCGTTCTTCGACGTCTTGATCTCGGACACGCTGCGCTCATTCATAAACGCGTCGTCAACGAAACCGTCTGGCGTCGCAAGATAGTTCGGGTTATCGCCTGACCTGTAGCAGTGCAGATTCGACACGATTCCGAACTTCGACTCAACCCACCCGGCGATGATCGGCTCGCGCTCGTTGCCCCAGTCGATGAACTTGTTGCCAGTGAGGTCGACCCAGTTGCCGGTGATCTTGTCGATGACGATCTGGCGGACGTCTGCCGCGCGATTGTTGATGACTTTCGCGACCTCGGTGGCCGTCGCGCCGTGACTGCGCTCTTCAAGCCACGCCTCACGATCATCGCTCGACGTGCCCTTAATTGGCAGCGTGTGCTGCTTGGTTGCTGTGCTCATGCGATGTTCTCCTTGGGGTTGGTTGAGCGATCTGCTCGTGCGCTAGCCCGTCTCGAACGGGCTGCTCGCCTAGCCTACGAGGCAGCGCTGACATTCAGTCCTGAGGGGCTGCGAACGTG